ATTGATATGCTTGCAAAAAGCGAACAGGATGAGTACTATATGCAAATGAAGGCTAAACTTGCAGTAAGGGAATTGATGATGCAGCAAAACCCACAAGCAGCGGAGCATCCATTATTAATGGTTCAAAAAGGAGAACCGGAAGATATGGAAGAACTTGAAATGAGGTTTGAAATGGGGGAGCAATTCAATAGAAGTAAGGACGCAGAATTAGCCATTGAATTGGGGATGTATGAAAATAACTACAAGGCAGTAAGGAGAGAATTATTTGAGGATTTATTTGATTTAGGAATTGCAGGTACAAAGGATTGGTTGGGGGATGATAATAAAGCGAAATTTAGGAGAGTGAATCCTGAAAGAGTTGTTACATCTTATGTAAAGAACGGACGTTTTGAAGATATGGTTCATGCGGGAGAAGTTATTGATGTTTCATTGGTAGAACTTGCTACGATACAAGATGAAAACGGCAACCCAATGTTTAGCAATGATGATTTGCAAATGTTTGCGGGGTCTATTGCAGGCAAATTTGGCAACCCATTAGTATTGGGTAGTGGTACGGGGATATTGAAGCCAATAGATAAATTCAAATGTAAGGTGTTGGACATAGATTTTTTTACTTACAACGAGCAAACATATACAGACCGGACAGATAGCAATGGCAACCCTGTATTCAAGCAAGAAAAAGCAGGTAGAGGTGAACCGACAAACAGTAGGTATAAAAGGAAGCGCATACAGTATGTATATAAATGCAAATGGATAATTGGAACAGATAAGTGTTATGATTACGGTATGTGTTATGACCAAAAGAGAAGTGTAAATACAAAGGATAAAGCAAGAACCAAATTGTCTTACATATTTTTTGCATACAATTTCTACGACATGAAAGCGCAGTCATTTATGGGCAAGTTAATCCCATACCTTGACGACTATCAATTAACCATGCTTAAAATACAGAACTTTAAAAACAGGGCTGTACCAAGTGGATGGTGGATTGATTTAGATGCTTTGGAAAATGTAGCATTGAACAAGGGTGGGGCTAATATGCAACCAAAAGAACTATTGCAGATGTTTTTTGAAACGGGCGTATTGGTAGGAAGGAGCGTAAAAGAAGACAACACTCCGCAATCACCAAACTGGAAGCCAGTTATACCTATTGAGAATACAGCGGCAAGTGAATTAGCTATGTTCTACCAAGATTTAATAAATACCATTCAGACCATTGAAAGGATAACAGGGTTCAACGATGCTACAATGGGTGACGCTAACCCTAAAACACTTGTTCCGGGGTATCAGCTTGCCAATCAAAGTACCATTGATGCCTTATATCCATTAGCTTTTGCGGAAGAACAGATAAGCACAAGTTTAGCCGAACAAGTATTGTGTAGGATGCAGCAAGGGGTAAAGAAAGGAGATGTTTCAGGTTATGCAAGGGCATTAAATGCAAATACATTAAGGGCTATAAAAGTAAGCCCCGACATTGCGCTAAGAGATTACGGTATTGAAATAGAGAAGCGTACAAGCGATGACCAAAAGATGTGGTTGCTACAGCAGATGCAACAAGATATAGCCAATGGGTATTTAGACACAAGCGATGCCGTCACATTGGTAAATACAAGAAATGCAAAGCAAGCCCAAATGATATGGGCATATAAAGTCAAGAAGACAAAAGAAGGAATGAATCAGCAGAAGATGGCTGAAATTCAGGCGCAGAATAAAGGCGCACAACAAGCAGCGCAAATTGCACAAGAAGGTGCGTTGCAGCAGAAGCAAATGGACTACCAGTTTGAATTGCAGAAAAAGAGAATGGAATTAGATGCCGAAAAAGAAATAAAATTGGCTCAAATACAATCGGCAGAACGTCAAAACTTAATGACTAATCAAGCTAAGATAGTAGTGGCGCAAGAAACAGGGGATGCAAAGATAACATCTACGGATATTGCGGGGCAGCACCAACAAATTAAACAGTCTATTTCGAACGATAAGCCGCAATCAACATCAACTAAAAAATAAAAAAAATGGCAAAGCAAATCAAAGTAAAAAAAGATTTAGAGGTTAGCAATGAAGCCCCTGCGATTACAAATGAAGTAATTGAAACTCCTGAACCAAAGGTAGATATTGAAATAAAAGAAGAAACAAAAGCCACGCAGGATGCTATGACCCCATTAAAGGGGGATGTAGTTACCGAAGAAGTTTCAGAAGAACAAAGGCTATTAGATTATATTTCAAATGCACATTCAGAAAGGGTAGAATTAAACCCATTCCTGAAAAGCCTTTACCCGTTACCTACATTTCAACAGCCTGCATTGTGGCTTGACAAGGGGGAATCTAAGAGAATAAAGATGTTGTTGGGTAAGATGCAATCTGAAAATAAAATATCATTGGTTGACGATGGGTATCAGAAATTAGGTAGTTTTTATTATGCGGATGGAGATACTAAAACAAGGCACTATAATCTTGATAGTGTAAAAATTTTCGCCTTAAAATAAAATATATTTGAAAAATAGAAAAAAGAAATATATTTGTGTAATCAAATCAATTAAGCATGAATTTCTTTAAGAAATTATACAATACAGATGTAGCCGATGCTGGTGGTGGGCAAGTGAATATTGCAGAAGCGATGGCGAAGCAAGGCTATAAAGCAGGTGGAGAGTTCGGGGAATCAAATAGACCCCCAATTCAAATAAAGGAAGAACCAAAGACAGAAACAACAGAAGTAGAAACGTCTGCTGCGAAGGCAAGTGTTGAAACAAAAGTTGAAGAAGTTAAGGAAACTCCAAAGCCGGTTGAAACGGTGGTGGCAGAAACAAAACCGACAGAGGTAAAAGAAGCTGCACCGACACCAACATGGCAAGAAGTTCTTAAACATCAGCAACCTGACACAGTACTAAAAGAGTTAGGGCTTGATGACAAAAAGGTATCGTTCATTAATGAGATTAAAGATGTAGATGATAAAGTCATTGGCATCATACAGGCTCATAAAAACGGTACTCTTGGGGATTATATCAGGGAATTAGCCACTGATTACACAAAGATGTCAGCCGAAGACGTTATGCGACATAACTTGAGGCAAGAATATCCTAAAGCATCAGAAAAGGCTATTGAGGCATTATTCAAAAAAGAAGTAATTGACGCTTACAGACTTGATTCTGAAAAATATTCAGAAGAAGAAGTAGAAGAAGGTAGATTGCTCTTAGATGCTAAAGCTGATAAATACAGGGATTCTCTTGTTGAAAAGCAAAAGCAGTTCTTGTTACCCCCAACGCCGGAAGTAAAGCCAAATGTAGTTGATGATTCAGCACAAAAGGCAGCTTCGCAAGAGTTTGAAGATTATAAAGCTAACGTCAGCAATGACGTATATACCAAAAGCCTTCTTTCGTCTAATAAATTAGAGATAGGAGAAGGCGATGAGAAGTTCAGTTTCCCGATTAATGCAAAGGCAATACAGGACGTTTTATTTGATAGTAATAAGTGGGCTGAAACCCAATTTGAACAATCTGATAGCGGATATAAACCAAAGGTTAATCACCAATGGCTAACAGCAGCAGTAGCAGTACACGGGATGGATTTCATAAATGCTTTGGCAAATCACTTCAAAACAATAGGCGGTAAAAAAGTCATCGACCCAATAGATAACGCAAAGCCAACGCAAGAGCAGACGGGCAGCAACACAGCAGTAAAGCCCGATAACCCTGCCGCAGCAATGGCAAAGCATGGCTCTTTAAGAAATTAGTATTGTATTAGGTTGTAAGTAAACAATATTTTCAAACACTTACAATCTTATAACAATGGCAGTAACACAAGGCACAATGAACAAATCGTTCGTAAGTGCAATCGACTTTTTAGACCAAAGGGAGATAGACCCTAAAATCTATGACCAATCAAGAGATAGGGCGTTCACCGATATAATGAAAATCGTGGACAGGCGCAAGCCAACCTCAATGCCAACGTATCATAACTTCGTAAACAATGATGTGTATGAAGTGGGTACAATAAGCGCAGTAACTTCTACTGGCTTGGCTCAAATCCAGTTCACCATTAACACCGCATCTACGTTTCCCCGTGTTGGTGATTTGATTAAAACGTCAAACACTAACAACATTGGTAAACAAGCCCGTGTACAGGCAGTTACTTTCGGTTCAGGAACAGCAACGCTTACAGTTCGTTCAGTTGGTGGTAACGCTTCTCCATTCTTCGCAACAGTTAATGATACCGTTTCCTTCGGTTCTAACGCATTTGCTGAAAAATCAGATGCCCCTACAAACAGGCGTTATGGTTTAACTAAATACTATAACCAAACTCAAATCTTCCGTGAGGTTGATGAGATTACCGACATCCAAAAGGTATCTAAGATTGAGGTTGAAGTGAACGGCGACTACCATATCCTGCCTTACCAGCATATTCAGAAGGTTATCAAAATGAATGGTGATATTTCTGTACAGATGCTTGCTGGCGACCAATCAACAACACTTTTTGCAGACAGCAACCCATTTCTTGCAGACCCCTCAAGTGGTTTGCCTATTCAGACAACAGGTGGTTTAGATTGGTACGTTACAACATACGGTATCAGCGACCAAGCTGCTGTATTGGGTACTTTTGGTTTTACCGAATTGGACGAAATTATTGACAACTTTATTGCAAATAAAGCACCTACTGAAATGATGTGTTTCATGGGTAGCCGTTCTTACCGTATTATCAGTAAGTTCTTAAAGCAATTAGGTTCCTCAAGCGTGGATTCACGTAGGCTGAATGTTGATGGAAGGGATTTTGATTTTGAAGTAGAACACCTTGACTACGGTGGATATGGCTTTGATTTCATTCATATCCCAATTTTTGACCACCCTCAATTGTTTAGTGCTACATTGTCACCTGACATTAATGGCTCTATCTATTTTGTTCCAAAAGACCAAGTAGAAACAGTTGATTCAGGTCGTGCGCCACGTATTCAAATTCGCTATCAGGAATCACCATTTGGTATTGGACGTAATGGTTCTAACAATGGCGTGATGGCAGAGTGGAGAACAGG